ATTTGTATCAACTGCGGAAGAATTAGAAGCAGGAGTAGATGTTTCAGTACTAACTGAAGATGGAACGACAATATTATTACCTGTTGGAACGTACAAAACAGATACAGGCGTGAGTTTCAGGGTAGAAGAAGAAGGGATTGTTGGAGAAGTTATAGAATCAGAAACTGAAGAAGAAGTTACTGAAGAAGAAATGTCAACTGAAGAAGTTAAAGAAGAATTAGCAGAAGAAGATGACAAAGATGATTATGATGAAGAAGCAGCAGTTTATGATTGGGAAGGTATGGAAAAACGTATCAAGAATTTAGAAGATGCAGTAGCAGACCTTAAAAGAGATAAAGTAGGTGGTGATGATGATATTGAAGAAATGTCTGAAGAAACATCTGAAGAAGTTGCAGAAGAACCAACTCCTAAGTCTATAAAGACAACTGAAGTTGTTGAATTTACAACTGAAGAAGTAGAAGCAATTAAAGCAGAAAATGAAAAATTAAAAACTGAGTTAGCAGAAACACCTGCTGAGTCACCAATTAATACTAATAAGTTTAGTGTAGAAAGAAAACCTTTATCTACAAAAGAATACAAGAAACTTACTAGACAAGAAAGATTTTTATACAATTTAAACAAATAATTAATAACTAAAACAATAAAAAAATGGCGTTTACAGTAACAAGTAATTTTAGTGGAAAAGCGGCGGGGTTTTATATTTCGGCGGCACTAAAAGAAACAAGAAGTTTAGACTATCTAACTTTGATAGAAAATATCAAATTTAAAAGCAATATCCAGCGGATGGCGGGAAGTTCAGTGGTGAGAGATGCTACGTGTGACTTTACTGACAATGGAACACTTGCATTAACCGAAAAAGTTCTCGAG